GCATCGTCAGCACGCTGTTGAAGCCCTGCAGCACGATCTCGGTCGAATACTTGTCCTGGCCCTGCGCGTCCTGCCATTTGCGGGTCTGGAGCGCGCCCTCGATATAGACCTTCGAGCCCTTGCGCAGGTACTTCTCAGCGACGTTCGCCAGACCCTCGTTGAAGATGGCGACGCTATGCCACTCGGTCTTCTCCTTGCGCTCGCCGCTTCCCTTGTCCTTCCAGCTCTCCGAGGTCGCGATGCGGAGGTTGACCACCTTACCGCCGTTCTGGAATGCCTTGCTTTCCGGATCCCGCCCCAGATTGCCGACGATAATTACCTTGTTGACGCTGCCAGCCATGTTCAGTTTCCTTGCTTGATGTGCGGGTCAGCCCGCTTTCCAGAATTGTGCGATGTCCCAGTCGCTGCCGGTGAGTGACCATCGAAGCGCGTTGACCGGGTAAGCCTGGAGCGCAGCGCGCCCGTTGGCCCAGATGACGCGCACTTTGGCGTCAGCAGCCCAGCGAACCGGAGCGCGGCCGGGGTTATCGAAGCGGCGGTCATGCTGCGCCATCAAGCATCGCGGGATCGAACGGGACGCGAGCCGGCGCCTCATAAGACTTGGTTGGCCCCTGATAGAGCGCGCGCGAGACATACGATCCGTCCGACAGGCGGCGCATGGCCCCCTGCTCTACCGCGATGCGAAGCCACTGCTCCGGCACATCGCCGATCGGCTGGCCGTCGCTGATGTTGGTCATCCACCGGTCAAACTGCTCGGCCGTGTAATGCTCGCAAAGGCGCAGCGCGATTTCCTGCGGCGACGTTGGCGGGCGGTAGTCCGCGATCAGCTCGAGGCACTGCCGGGGCGTCGGGAACCAGTCGAGCGTCTGGCAGGCAGCGCGTGCCATGAATGCCAACGCCTCGTTGCTGTAGCCGCCCAGCAGGCTCGCGTAGACCGCGACCTTCATCTTGCCGGTCATCTCGTCGAGGCCCTTCGAGGGCAGTGCCGCGGACATGAAAGCCAGATGCTTGGCAAGCTGCTCGCTGCTGGCGGAGGGCTGCGGCGGAGTATGCGTGTTGCGAGCCCAGTCCAGCAGTTCGCGGCACTCAGTGGGGGAAGTCGGGCGCACCAAAGCCGGAGGCTTCGCGGAGGGCGAAGTTGAACCCGTCGTTGTTACGAGGAGCTGGTCGACGATTGCTGAAAACTGGTTCATGTCGGTTCCCATTTTTTGGGGCGTCGGATGGGTAGTTGATTGATCCCCAGCCCTTGGCTGCGGCGTGCTCGACCAATCGGCCGGGTGGCCAGGCCTCGTCGGAGTGCTCAGCGAGATCCCGCATCACCCCGTCGAGCGCGGTCTGTGAGTTGACCAACCGCTTCCGTTTCCGGTTTGCGAGGAAGTCCGCCCAGTGGGCTGGATCAACCCCAACAGGCACCGGCCAAATCCCAGCCTTACGCGCACGGGGTGTATCTCCGTGGGTGGGGGTGGGGTTGTTGGAGGGGTCTGGGGAGGAAGAAGGGGAGGGGGCGGGGTTTTCCGTGGATTCCGCGGTTTCCGGTGGAATTCCGGTGGATTTAGCCGCCCTTTTACGCTCACGGTCATATGCGCGACGCTTCTCAGCCACGGCATCAACCGGCTGCGAAGCCTCCATATCAGCGATGGCCGCGACCAGTGCTTCACCGGTCACGCCAGCGGCGAGAAGATGACGGACAGCGGTCGCGATCATGCTCATGCAGACACCGGCACGTTATGCGAGCGCAGGAAGGCCGAAACCTCTTCGATCGAGCGGGCCACGGTCCAGCCCCCCCCTGCCCCAACGATGGCATCCGATGCGTCCTTCTGGGCATCCGTCAGCTTGCCGGTGGCCGTCTTGAGCTCGACCGCGAACAAGCGCCCGTCCCAGACGATCAGGATGTCAGGCGTGCCGTTCTTGACCCCTGCCAGCTTCATGCGGCGGGACTGAATAGCGCGGCGCTTCACGTCCCCGCCAAGGAACGCGCCGTTGGCAGTTGCAGTCCACCACGACGCGCGCGGGAGCGCTACGTTAAGGTAGGCGGCAACCGATGCCTGCAAGGCGTCCTCGGGTCGCATCAGAAGCCGAACGACGATTGCATGCCAAGCGCGACCAGATAGGTTTCCAGGATCGCGTTCTCTTCCTGCAGTTCCTCTTTCTTCTTCTTACGGATGGCGAGGATCTTGCGGATCGCCTTGGGGTCGTAGCCCCGGCCCTTGGCCTCCGACATGACGTCCTTGATGTCGTCGGAGATACCCTTCTTCTCTTCCTCGAGGCGCTCGGCACGTTCGATGATCAGGCGAAGCTCATCGGCCGCGACCTGTCCGCCGCCCATGCCGTGCTGTCGTGTGGTCTGTTCGGTCATGCTGGTGTCCTTTTCAAAGTGAGTTGCTGCCGACACCGCCAAGGGTGAAGGCGGGGTCAGGGGTGCGGAAATCGGGTGCGGGGAGAAGCCGGGCGCCAGCGTTCAGGCGGGCCATCTGGCTTTCGAAGGATTCGGGCTCGGGCCAAGGAAAGCGGCTCGAGCTTGAAACGGCTGTCTCGATTTGAGCAGTCGTTTCGGCGACCGCGGCAACGTCGATCGGTCCGACTTCTTTATGAAGGTGTGACAGCGAAACGTTCTTGGGCCGCTTGTCAGAGCCTTTCCGAAGCATAGTCTTCCGAATGGACCGGATCTGCTCCAGCGTGACCGGAGCCCCGGATATTGACCGCTGCAACATCGAGTGCACGTCTTTCTGGCTGAATGTCTCGAGCAGGATCCAGATCAGCCGATGCTGAGCGGTGACCGCGGGGTTTGCAGGACCGGTCATGCTGCTCTCGCCTTCCGACGGTGATAGCTCTCGCGGCAAACCCGGCGACGGCAGAGGCGGCACGCAGGCGCGTTGCCGGCACCCATGCTCTGGGTATTTTCTGGCGTCCGGGGGTGACCGCACGGATAATGCTTGTTGGTGCCGTTACGGCCGACCGCCGCGCGCAAGCCATCATCGGGAACGAGAGGCTTCGTCATGCCCGGCGCTCCAGCGTGACGCCGTTCTCAATGAACCGGATCCCGGCCTTGAACAGCGCGTTTTCGATGAGGTAGCCGTGGACTGGCTTCTCACCAGACTCGACATAATGCGTCGTCCGGATGGGGGCGTTGGCGAAGCGATCGAGGCGGGCCTGGTTCCAACCCAGGAGAGCGCGGGCGGCTCTGATCTGGCGTGGCTCGACGGTCATGCCTTCCACCCCAGCTTGGCGATACGGCCGGTTGCGACGCACTCACGAAGAGCCTCAAGGGTCGCAGCGCGCTTGGCCTTGCTGACCCGGGCGAGGTTGCTGAGAACCTTCGCTGCTTCCGATGGGGTGATGCTGACAGGCTCGCGCTTGGCGAACGGCCAGAAGAGGTTGCTGCGGGGGTTCATGCTGCAATTCCCCCGACGATCTGCATGACCATGCAGCCGAGAGCGGCGTCCTCACCCGGCCCAATGTCGCGGCCTGCTTCGCTATCAGGGTGATGCGCGCGGTTCTTTTCGGCAACGTAGTGTGCCGCCATCTCACAGAGCGCATCGTGATCGACGGACTCAGGAGCGCGGACGATTTGATAACCATCGGGCAGCAGCAGCGAGAGGAGGTCGAGCGGGAGTGCCTTACCGTCCAGCATCCGGTACAGCGCCGCTACGGACATGACCGCAGGCTGGGCGTTCTGGTCTTCCGGGAAATACGACATGACAGTGGAAGGAGAATCCCAACCGCCATCAAACTGGACCTGTTTGATCGCAATGTGGCGATCGTTCATCTGGCGACGGACGAGCTTTTGACGCTCGCGGACGATCGTGGTGCTGTCACGCATGATCTTGCTCCGTTTTGGGTGAGATAGAACCGTTATGGAAATCATGGATCGCCCGAACCTGCGCTGCGACGCGCCAATCGATTTCAGACTGCACGTCGCCAGACTGATGCTCATCTGGTTCTGGGCTAGCTGGCCCGAGCAGACGCTGGGCGCGGTTGGCACGCAGCACGTCGATGAAGACGAGAACCGCGAACACGATGGTCGCAATGGCTATGGTGGTGCCGGGGGTCATGCGGTCACCGGTGCGGCAGGGAGCGGCATCCAGTGAGTGGCTTCGACAAGGGGAAAAGACGCGAAGCCATGCACGCCGACAAAGCCACCGGTGCCTACGCGCCAGCCAGAAGCGGTTGGGTAGGCGACGTGCGCCCACGAGATTTCCATCTCGCCAACCGGCTCTCCGTCTTCGTCAGTCGGCTGGTAAAAATTGCCGACCACGATCTCGTTGTGGAGGATGCGATGCGTCGACCCCAGCGTGGCGATCGGTTGCCATCCCTGCCCGCTCATGCCGCTGCTACCGATGAGGTAGAGGGCTTGCTAACAGGCATCGCCAATTTAACTCGGTCAACGCATGGGGCAAAACCGCGGCACATGGCGTCTGTGACATGACCCTTGGTCGCCTCAAACAGATCGCTTTCGCGCCCAGACAAGCTTGGCAGCGTGTCCGCGAATATGCGGCAGACAAGATCGCCAGACGCTGTGTTTGTCGGCTCTCGACCGTTCAGATATTCTTTGATGCGGGGCTTGATGACGGCGTTCAGATAAGCCTGATCGACAGGGATCTGACGAACCAACCGACCATCGTCAGCCGCCTCATCAAGCCATTGCTGAAGATCGGCGGTTGGATAGAACCACTCACCTTTAACCTGATCTTTGGCGAACCTATGCTTGAGATCCTTTTCGCAATCCGTACCGATCAGGGCGACGATGCGAATATCCCAAGGCACACCTGTCTGAAGCGTAGACATCCGCGCCTTAAGCGAACGCGTGCGACCGAACTTCACCAGCCGATCGGGACTGTCCATTTGAATGATATACGTGATGCTCATGCTGCCACCTGCGATGCGGAAGGTTTCCATGGCTCGACCGTTTCCAGCATCGCGATCTGCTCGTCGCTGAGCGCGGCGATCGGCGACGGCTTCCACCCGGTCATGCGGAATATGTGGATTGCCAACGGTCGAGACGGCGCGCGACGCGCCTTCACGATCTCGTGTGCGTAGGACTTGCTGATGTCAGCAGCCTCAGCCAGTTTGATGTATGATGGTGCTTCCATTCCCAGACATTCGCAGATTGCGAATGTGTTTGCAAGCGCCGATTTTCGCAGAAGCGGGAACGACCGAAATGGTTCAATACCGCAATATGCGAACATGGAAGACGAAGACAAAAACGGTGGCCCGAACCACCTTCGTGCGTGGATGATTTACCGCGATATGAAGGGTGTCGAGCTGGCCAAGGCGCTCGGTGGCAACGTGACGCCGGGAATGGTCAGCGACCTCGCTAACGGCAATCGGGCGCTATCCGCCAAGTGGCTGCGTCGTCTAGCTCCGCTATTGGGGACCACGCCAGGCATGTTGCTCGATCACGATCCACGCGAGCTGTCGGCTGATCTGCTGGATATATGGGGCAACGCCGATCCCGCGCAGCGCCGACAGCTTATTGACGTGGCAAAGGCAATCGTGCGCACCGGGACGGACGGCTAATACCGTCCCGATAGAAATGTTTCGCAGATTGCGAATTATCATTTGACGTAACATTCGCAATCTGCGAACACGGTCCCAACAGGAAGCGCATCCGGCGCCGCCTGATTGGGAGACGCCACAGTGGCTACCGATCCAAACCTTACTGACGAGCAGCGCGCCAATCTTGCGAAGCTGGCGGCATATCTTCGTACCCTTCCAGCCGAATATCCTGACTTCGCAATGGACGACTTCACCGCGACCGGAGAGCGTCTAGCCAATCGGGCAGAATGTGGGACCGCGGCATGCGCTGCGGGGCATGGGCTGCATGCTGGGATCGCTGCGCTGCCGGGTGAAACTTGGATGGACTATTCGGAGCGCGCGTTTGCCCCGGATGACCACTCGCCCTCGGCCTGGGATTGGTGCTTTTCGGGGTCGTGGAGCGATGTCGACAACACGGCCCACGGCGCTGCGGCGCGGATCGAATACATGCTGGCATGCGGAGTTCCGGCGAATGCCAGCACCATGCGCTATGGCGGCGATCAGGCTGACTACCGCGCTGTGGTGTCGGCATGAACTCCCCCGCCCTCATCATCGCCTTCCCGGCGCCCCGCCCCGCCCTCGTCCGCTGGTACGATCAACCCGAAGCACAGGCGTTGCTCGCCAGCCTGACGAAGCGCCAGCCCGACCAGCAGCATTTCCGCGACGAGTGGCAGCAGGGCTTCCAGTACGTCGGCTCGCGGGTCGATCACCTTCGCAAGCTGTACGATCGGTTTGGCGAGGAAGTGCATGCGCTGTGCACCGAGGCGTATTTCAACATAGGTCCCGATGCACCGCAGGCCGCGATTGACGCAGCTTACGCGCCCCTCGTCGCATGGTCGCAGGAGACTGTGGACGCGGTGATCGATCGCGCTCTGGGCCGGGGTAACGCGGCATGAACGCCCTCACGCAAGCCGAGCGCGATACGCTCAACGCTGCCGAGCAGATCCTGCTGCGCAAGCTGGCGGTCCCCGGCGAGGTAGTGATGACCAGCCTACATGCGGGCTGGCAGAACGTATCGGTATCGTATTTCACCCCGAACCACGTTCACCACACGTCGCTCTGGCGTCCGGGCTGCGAAACGCTGGCCGACAAGATCGACTACGCGCTGGAGTTGAAGGCCGACGAGGAAGGCCGCGCCGAGCAGATCAAGCGGGAGCGCATTGCCAAGCTTAAGGCCGAACTCGATGCACTGGAAACGGCAGCATGAGCGCCCTCCACACCCTCCCCATCCCCTTCGTCAACCCTGACGACATGGAGGATACGGGCGCCCAGATCCTCGCTCTGCTCGCGTCCTGCCGATCGTTCGACCGCATGGCCGATGCGCTTGCTGCCGACCTTGCCGCCAACCGTGCGCGGATTGCCGCTCGCACTCAGGAGCTAGCCCGATGAGCAGCGACAAGCAGCTTCACGCGCAACTCGCCCGCTACATGGATGCCAAGGCATTCGAGGCCGTAAAGGTCGGCAAGGAGCAGGCCGAAAAGCTCAAGGTTCGGCGCGAGATCGCCACCAAACGCGCCCGCACCGCAGTCCGCTTTTTCCTCAAGCCCGAGAACCTCGCCCGCCTCAATGCGCAGGCCGCCCTAGCTCAGGAGTCCACCCCATGCTGATGTTCACGAGAACGCACGCCCGCCTTGCCGCATCCGATGCGAAGAAGATCGGGGAGCAGGCGAAGCTTATCGAAAAGCTGACGACCCAGAACCGCGAGTTGAAGACCCGCAACGTCGATCTTTGGGCAACCAAGGATGATGCGGTCGAGCGCGCGGAGAAGGTGTTCGCGGCGAACCTCAAGCTGGCTGCTGAGAACGCCGGGCTTCGTAAGCGCCTGTCTCCGTTCACCACCCTTCCCCCGCGTGGCGCGGGTGGTCGGTTCGTCTCGGGCAAGCAGGAGCAGGCGGCATGAGCACACAATGGACACAGGCGGACGCGATTGCACTCGCCTGCCAGATCGAAGCCATTGCCCCGAACTATGGCTGCCACGTCGCGCTAACCGGCGGGCTGCTATATAAGCAGGGCGCTCGCAAAGACGCCGACTTCCTCTTTTACCGCATCCGCCAAGTCGACGAGATCGATATGGCCGGTCTGCTGGCGGGCTTGAAGGCGATTGGCGTCGTTAAGACTAGCGGCTTCGGATGGTGCCACAAGGCTAAGTTCAACGGCAAGCCGATGGACCTGTTTTTCCCGGAAGAGGAAGACGGCGAGTACGAGCGCGCGGACCCGGATGATTTGCCGGATCCCGATCGACAGCGTGATCAGATGATTGACGATGCGGCGTTCTGGGCTTCGGTCGGGGAGTTGGAGGCATGAACCGAGTCGACAACGCGCACTGGTCGGCAGCGAGCCGTATCCAGCGCGAGCGCATCATCGCGGACATGCCTTTCGAGCGCGCCCCTGAGTTCGCCACCCCGCTTCGCACCGTCCTGTTCACCGTCATGGGCGTGACGGTGTTCGCGGCATTCTTCGGAGCGATCCTATCATGACCCCGACCGAGATCAACGCAATCGGCGCCATGCTCCAGAGCATCCGCCACCCCGACGAAAGCGTCGTCACGCTGGCGTTCACCGCGCACGCACCGAACGCCGAGACTTTCGACGGCAGCGTGTCCGTCACCGTCGCCAACCACGTCGACACCGCGACCAGCGAGAGCGTCACGCTCGACTGCGCGCTTCACATGGCCCGCGCCAAGCTGCGGAACATGGCTGAGGCCCGCGTCAAGGCTGCGGCTGACATGAAGAAGGATAAGGCAGCATGAACGCGCAAACCAACGATGTCGCTGCGGTGCTAGAGCGCGCGGCTGAAGTAATTGTCGATAATGGGTGGTGCCAAGGCACATTCTCGTTCGACGGATGCTATTGCGCGCTTGGTGCAATTGCAAATGCTTGTGGCATTGAAGGCTGGAAAGCCAATTTTGCTGAAGGCATGACAGGCCGCGCCGCTCAGCAGTTACGTGACACTATCGACCGAGACGCGGTTGACGAATGGAACGACACCGAAGGCCGCACGCAAACCGAGGTTGTTGCCGCCCTGCGCCGAGCTGCCACGCTCGCCCGTGCAGGTGCAGCATGATCGGCATCACCCTCTTCGCCGCCCAGATGTACATCGACCGCGTAAACCCCTCCGCTAGCTTGGCGGAAGCAAACGCAGCGATGCAGCCGTGCGATCTGGTCGCGGAATACTGCCGAGCCAATGAGCACGCGCAGTACCGCAACACCACCGCCCACGTCGTCACCTTCAAGGGTCGAGCCGTCGAGGTTTGGCCGCGCTGGATGGTCGTCTCCCGTGGTCCTGTTTCCTCTCGTTTGGGAGTTCTGTCGTGACGGATACCATCACCGCGCCCGGCCTGACCGGCTTGCGCGCGCCCTTCCCGCCGCACCAGATCAGCCGCCTGCCGAAGCCGACAAAGGCACAGACCGACAAGGTCAAGGCTGACTTCAAGGCCGGGATCCGCTGCAAGATTTGCGGCACGTGGCATCACCCTGACGTGGTGCATCTCGACTATGTCGGGCACGCCGCGCTGACCAACCGACTGCTCGACGTCGATCCTAGCTGGTCGTGGGAGCCTGTGCCAGATCCCGCGGCGCATGGCTTCCCGGTCGTCCCGGGCGGCATGTGGATCAAGCTGACCGTCGAAGGCGTCAGCCGCTACGGCTTCGGCTGCGCGGACGGCAAGTCAGGAGGCGACGCGATCAAGGAAGTGATCGGCGACGCACTGCGCAATGCCGCGATGCGCTTTGGTGCCGCGCTCGACCTCTGGCACAAGGGTGACCTACATGTCGATGACGCTGAGGAAGCCGCGCCTGTCGAGCAGGCTAAGCCCTTCGTGATCGATGACCACCAGCGCGCGCACCTGATGACGCTTGCCGAGCAGGCCGGCGCGGACATGAAGGGCTTTTGCGAGTTCTTCGGGATCACTGCCCTGCCGCACCTCCCAGGCGACCGGTTCCAGCAGGCAAAGACGATGCTCGAGAAGAAGCTAGCCGCCAAGAAGCCGCCTGCGAACGACCTCGACACCAACATCCCATTCGAGGATGCGCGCAATGGGTAATGAACGCGCCATCATCGGGCATAATCAGGCCCCGGATCCTATAGACACCGCGCTCGCCCCGTTCGGCGATACGCTGGAGGAAGTCGCACTGTGGCTCGACGGCCTGCTGGTCGAGAATGAAGGCCAGCTCGCGGCTACCGACAAGCTGCTCAAGGATCTGAAAGCCGCGCGCAAGGCGGTCGATACCGCGCGCGACGACGTGACGAAGCCGCTCCACGAAATGTGGAAGGCGGAGATCGCGCGATGGAAGCCAACGCAGGACGATCTTGACCGTCAGGTTCGGTGCCTCGTTGCCGCGCAGTCGCCCTACAAGGCCAAGCTGGCAGCGGAGAAGGAGGCGGCACGTGTCGCCGCGCAAGTTGCAGCCGATGCCAAGGCCGAGGAAGCGCGGCAAGCCCACCTCGCGGCGAACGCGGCCAGCCTGGAGGACCAGCGCAAAGCCGACGACATGCTTCGCGAAGCCGAGCAGGCCCGCAAGGTCGCGGCCCGCGCTGGCAAGGACACGGTCGCCGGGATGCGTACGGTTCAGGTCTTCGAGATCGAGAGCCACAAGCAGGCCCTGACGTGGATCGCCACGCACGACCGGGAGGCGCTGACGGCGTTCATCGAGGACTATGTACGCCGCAGTTTCAAAGCCGGCCCGATCGATGGCGTGATCGTCCGTAGCGAAAAGGTCGCGTTCTGATGGCCCTTCCCCAGCGCCTAGCCCCCGATCACTTCAAGCCGAAAGCGCGCATGCGTTCGACAGCTCACCGCGATTGGGTTCGTAGCCATCGCTGCTCGGTCTTCGGCTGCAACGACATGCCGATCGAGGTCGCGCACGTCAGCCGTTCGTGGAGCGGTGGAATGGGCGAGAAGTCGAGCGACGCCATGACGATCAGCCTTTGCCGCGATCATCACAGCGAGAGCCATCGCGGCGAAAAGACCTTCGAGCGCAAGTACGGGTTCGACCTGCTTGCGAAGGCGCGGGAGTTTTATTGCGCCAGCCCACACCGCCAGAAGCTCGACGACCCGTATGTCCGCTGACACCGCCCCCCTGCTCGCCGTTGGGCGCTTCGGCACGCTGGTCCCGGCCAACGATGCTGCTCGCGAGGCGATGAAAGCCGTCAACGGGATCCAGTGCCGGATCGAGATCAAGAAGTCGGGCGCGAACCAGCGCCGGCGGGCATATTATTGGGTGATGCTCTCGGCTGCGGCCGACGCGCTCACCGACATGACCGGCCAGCCCTGGGACAGTGATCTGCTCCACGACGAGCTGAAACGCCGCCTCAATCTTGGCGTGACCTTCACGACACCGAGCGGGGTCGAGGTGTTCAAGGCACGGTCGACGAACAACCGCGCCATGACCGAGCCCGAGCGCGCCCACTGGACCGACCGCTGCGCACACGTCCTGTCCGTCTGGATCGGGTGCGAGATGAGCGAACTGCTCGACGAGGCCACGCGTCGCAACGGTGAAGCGGCATGACCGCGCAAGGAACAGAAGCCGGAACGGGCGAGACCGAAGGGCTCGACGCGAAGCGCGATGGTCCGGTCGACAACGTCGATGCGCCCAACCCACCAAAGCGCTGTCCAATTACAGGCCAGCCTTACCCTACTCCTAGAGACTCTTATGAATCGGAGAGCATCTGATGACCATCGATACGACAGACCAGCAAGCGGTGACGGTTGCGCAGGAGGACCGGGAGGCGGCTGCGAACATGCACGCTTACATCATGCGCGAGTTGGGCGATGCCGCCCCGGCCAAGCTCTTGTGCGATATTATGACGGAGCGGATGAGGACCGGGTGGCACGATAACAGCGAAGGGGTCCAAGCCTTCGCCCGCCATCGCCCCGCCTCTGTATCATCCGCGAGTGTAGAGACGTTGGCGCTACAGGCGATCAAGGTCGTCACCGCCACGGCAAAGGACGGTGCAGCGGGGCTTTCGCGGATCATGGCGATCGCGAACGCTGCGGGCGTGCAGGCATCCTACAACGATTTGCTGCAAGATCCCGCGGTGGCGCTGATCGTCGAGCATCCGCGCACCGAATGGACGCACTTGTTCAAGCCGGATGCGAAGGGTTGCGCAATCCCGCCCGATGGCTGGCAGTGTTCACGCGCTCGCGGCCATGCCGGTCCGTGCGCCGCATCCCCCGAACCTGTACCCGCGACCAATCAGGCGGGAGAGGTGGCCGAACGGGCGCGCGAGTTGGCGCACCGGATCATCTTGGAGTTCAGGCCAAACGGTTGGGAGGCAAAGGAGAAGGAACTGTATCGGCTTTTGCTTGGCAGTTTTGAAGCCGCCCTCGCACAGGTCAAGGCATCATGAGCGGGGCTGTCGAAGGGGTGGCGCTATCGCCTTGTCCGTTCTGTGGCTCATGTGATGTGGTGCTGATCCCTCAGACGGGCTCAGTCGAATGCATTGACTGCGGCGCGATCGGCCCTGGCACGCTTGGCGATGATTGTGCCGCGCTCTGGAACACCCGCACCACACCCCCAGCGCGGTCCTATGCGGATGCGATCGAGGACGCGGCGAAGGCCTGCGAGGACCAGCAGCAAGTGTTTCTGTCCCCGCAGTACGCCACAGGTCAACCGCTGTCATCATTTCACGAGCGTTTCGCGTGCGGGCAGTGTGCCGCCGCCATCCGCCTCTTGTCGCATTCCAGTAAAGGTGTAGAGTAATGGAGATGGCAACTCAGACCATAACCGCCAAGTTTCGGCTACGCGATAAGCACGCGACTGAGCTTAATCGCCAGTCCCGCGTCGTCAATTTTGTGTGGAACTACTGCAACGAGGTACAGAAGAAGGCGGCTCAAGCCGGTCGAAAGTGGCTTACCGCGTTTGAGTTGATGCGGATGACCAGCGGCTCTTCGAAAGAACTGGACGTACACTGCCATACGATCCAGCGGGTATGCTCCGCGCATTATGATGCTCGTCGTACGCACAAGCTTCCTTGGCTTAGGTGGCGTTCGCGTAAATCGCTTGGATGGGTTCCGTTCAACAACAGCTACGTTCATTTCGATGGCGAGTGTTTCGTGTTCCGTGGCGTCCGCTACGAGGCGATGCATCTACGTCCATTTCTTAAGCCGGGCATGCGGTTTGGCGCTGGCAGCTTTAATGCTGATGCCAAGGGCAACTGGTATATCAATCTGCCAGTCGCTGTAGAGTGTGCAGATCCATGCTCAGGCCCATCGATCGGCGTTGACCTGGGTCTTAAGACGCTTGCAACGCTATCCGATGGCGCAAGCATCGTTATGCCGCGCTTCTACCGCGAAAGCGAGATGGCACTGGCTACTGCGCAGCGCGCCAAAAAGACGAAGCGCGCTCGAGCGATTCAGGCGAAGGCGCGTAACCGTCGCCAAGACTTTCAGCACAAGGCAAGTAAGGCATTGTGCGCGAAATACGGGGTCATCATCGTTGGTGATGTGAGCCCGTCGAAATTGGCCAAGACCAGCATGGCGAAGTCGGTTTACGACGCCGGCTGGTCGGGCCTCAAGAGCATGATCCGGTACAAGGCAATTATGCATGGCGGGACATATCTTGAGGTCAATGAGGCCTATAGTACCCAAACCTGCTCTTCGTGTGGCTCGCTGCCCGCGTCGAGGCCGAGAGGTATCGCAGGACTTGGAATGAGGGAATGGGAGTGCAGCGACTGCGGAACGGTCCACGACCGTGACGTAAACGCTGCGCGTAACATTCTCCGTGTCGGGCTGGACACGCTTGCCGAAGGAGCCGCGGCGAGACGGGGGAAACCCCTTATCGCTGAGGAGCAGCCAATCTTGTCGCAGGGAGCCTCGGCATGAGCACCACCGACATCCCCAAGCGCTACGACGACAACGGTATCCGCATGATGCAGACCGGGGCCGAACGTCGCTTACCCTGCGGTCGGACGGTACAGATGCACACGCCTAACCCAGAGTGGATGGCCGAACTGCTGGCAAAGCTTGGCGATGTGCCGGAGGTGCGAAATGGCCAGTAGCTTCGACATCCCGCCGCCCTTCACTGTTCGCACCCTTGCCGATCGGTGGGGGTGCAGCGAAGGCGCGATCCGTAAATTGATCGACACAGATGGCTTGCCGCATTTCAGGATCGGTGTCCTTATCAGGATCGCCGCGAGCGATATCCAGGAATACGAGCAATGCCAGAAGACCCCTACACCGTTCAAAAGCTGCGAGGCGGATTTGCCATCGTCCACCGTGAAGACGGAAAGCGACGACGGATCCAGCTCGAGGCGACGGATCGCCAAAGCGCCGAAGCGGAAGCGCGCCGCAAATGGGCAGCTAGTGACCAGTCGCCGTGGACTGTCTCTCGTGTCGTCGCACACTACCTAAAGGCCAAGGAGGCGGAGGGGATCGCCACCCTCGACCGGCGCCGTGATGCGTGGAAGGCGATGCGGCCATTCTGGGAGCGAATCGATCCGCACATGATCGACCCCCCGATGTGTAAGGCGTATCGCGCTACCCGGCCTGTGTCCGATGCCACCGTGCGGCTTGAGTTGTCCTTGCTCTCGACTGCGCTGGGCATGGTCGCCAAGGACCGCAACATCCCCGAGATCACCAACAAGCCCGATATGTGGCTTCCCCCGGCAAGCGAGCGGCAGGAGCGGCACCTTACGGCCCGCCAGTTCAAGAAGCTCCAGGCGGGCGCTATAGCCCCCCACGCTTCGCTCTATATGGCCCTTGGTGTCTTCACCCTCGCACGCCCTAGCGCGCTGTTCGACCTTCGCTGGACGCAGGTCGACTTCATCCGCAACCTTATCGACCTCAACCCGCCTGGCCGGCGTCAGACAGCGAAGAAGCGGCCGATCGTGCCAATGGGTCCGCTGTTGCGCGAGGCTATGGAAAAGGCCTTCCGCGCGCGCACCTGCGAATATGTCATCGAATCTGGCGGCAAGCCCATCGCCAGCATCAAAAAGGCGTTTCAGGCAGCGGGCAAAAGGAGCGGTGTCCACGCAACGCCCTATACGCTTCGCCATACTGGCGCCGTTTGGTCGGCTGAACAGGGCACACCGATGCCGGTATTAGCCCAGCTTATGGGCCACGATGACGACCGGACCACGCAAAAGCATTACGCGAGGTTTTCGCCGGACTACCTTCGCGGGGCCAGCCAGAGTGTCGAGGATGCGTTCAATGAAAAAGTCCGAGGTTCACCGTGAACCTTCGATCCCTGTCCATATTGGCGCTAAGTCCTTGATAAATGGTCGGGAAGAGAGGATTCGAACCTCCGGCCCCTGCCTCCCGAAGACGCTTCCCCGGAGCGCATATGGCGGTTTTCCGTGGTTTCCGCCCTGTGTGGCGTCCTGTCTGAACGCCTATGTTCCTGTTTGATTCACGGTTCGAGGTTCGTTGTGAACCTGAACCCCTGTCTATGCGCCTCGCCGCTGCAATTCTCGCTCGACCGCTTCCCGGATGAATGCGGGTCGGCCGTAGTTGCCGGCGATCGCGTCGATACGGGCGAGCACGTCAGGCGCGAGCCGAACGGGCACGGGTTTCAGATTGAGCGGAGGGCGTCCCATGCGCGGCTCGTTAGCGGGAGCGGTTTCTGTTCGCAAGAAAACGATACTCTTTTCTGTTGACCGGGTAAACGATGCTGTTTATATAAACGATATTGTTTTGGAGGCAAGTGCGATATGAAGGGTCGGGGTTTTATGGAGATGGCCGTCGAGAGGCGGATCCAGATGGGGCTTCCGATCCTGCCTAAGCATATCGCGCAGGTTGAAGCGGCAAAGGCGTCACGACTGGCGGCACTCGCTGATGTTGTTGTGCCCGAGCGGCGCCCGCAGTTCGTCTACTTCGTTGGTGCTGGCGATTCCGGCCCGGTCAAGATCGGCGTCGCAATGTCGATCGAAGCGCGCCTGATGGCGCTACAGGTCAGCCACTACGAGCCGTTGACGGTTCTCGCGACGTGCCCCGGCAGCATCAAGCTCGAGCGCGAATATCACCGGCGCTTTGCCGATGCGCGGCTGCTCGGTGAATGGTTCACCCGCACGCCCGAGATCGAAGCGGAGATCGCCCGCCTTAACCAGATGGAGCAAGCAGCATGAGCCGTGGTCTGGACCGCTGGGCGGATATGCAGAAGCAAGGTGTATTCCGCGGCATTGCCAAACGCGCTGAACTAGCAGCCAAAAAGGCCGCAGCACGTGAAGTCACCGACGCCCAGTTCCGCGAAAATATCCGCCGTCAGGTTGCGCGCGAAACTCGGATTATGTTTGGCGAAGAGGAGGCCTCACCGCTTCCTAATAATAGGAAACCATCATGAGCCTCCTTCCCTGCCCCTTTTGCGGCTCACCGGTGGTACTCAGCCGCGCTCACGTCACCGGCGAGTCCGACTATATCCAGCATGACCGAAATGCGGCACTGACAGATTGCGGGCTGGACGCCTTCAGCAACTTTGCGATTGATGCTGACGTGTCGGCGCTTTGGAACACTCGCACCCCCACCCTTCCCGCCCGCCTCACCGAGGGAGAAGTAGCGTGAGCGCATGTCGCAAACATACATCCTACGACGGGATCGAGGTCACCCGGCATGCACCATGCGATGCGACCTGCAGCGAACTCGGCACGCTGCGAGCGTACAGTGCCATCACCAAGGACCTCAACGCCGCGCTGTCGGATGCACTTGACCGCCTCGCCCAAGCTGATCGCATGGTTGCTCTATGGGATAAGTGGGAAGGCCGTGTGATTCTGGATCCGGCAAGCTGGACAACGGAAGGCGGCTTCACGGTCACAGGCTCGCTCTACGATGACTACGTGATGCTCCAGACCAAGCGCGGCAAATTCCGGGACAAGGCGCATGGATAACACCCTCACCCCATACGCCTGCCTTAATCAGGAAAGAGATGAAGTATGACGGTAATTCGGGACATGGCCAACGCCATGGCTAACGCGAAGATCGGCAGCGATGAGGGAGATTTCCCGCGGCTGTTCGATATGCTCGATTTCAGCGGCGAAAATAACGCTTGGCTGGTCACGTATGGCTTGGCGCGGGCTGCGCTTGAGGCGCTCCGCGACAGCTTCGCCGATCCCGTCGTTCGCGCTGCTATTCAAGCCGCTCTTGATGAGAAGGAAGCTGGCTAGGGTGGGCGACGGCTATCCGGAATTTCACCGGCCCGGAGTCATCGGCGGGAATCGCCTAGTCCGTTCTTCTCGGGTCACCGCCACCACTTCCGGGCAAGTCGTTAGACCTTCACCGGCGCGAACCCTCTTATTGCAGAATTCGACAGAACATGCTAGCACGGTTTTCTAGTCGTGGCAGCGTGGATGGACACGCAGGTGGGAAAGTCTCCGTTGTGCCGGGGGTCAGTACACACGAAAGCCGGGGAAGCACACAACCCGTCAGGCAGGAAGGCGCAGTCGGTTTCGAGTCCGGCTCACGACTAGATCACCCGCTTCCCTACCTGTCGCATAGCCTCCGACTGTGCCGCCTCTACCAGCGCTTCCTTTGCACCATTGAGCGACAGCGGCGCCTTGGGGTTTGCTGCGATCTTGGCGACAGCGGGGATCAGGACGCGCTTTGCGGCGAAGGTCAGGATCTTTCCGAACAGGCTCATGGTCGTTGCTCCGTAACTGAGATCGGGTCGGCAGGGGTGCCGGTTGGTACAGCCGTTGATTGCTTGACGATGTCGGCATTGGCCTGGGCTAGATTGCGGCCGCTCGAGGTGCTGCCGAACTCGGACTGAACGACCGAGCCGCCCCAGCCGAACACGATGCCGAGCGCGAGTAGCAGGGCTTCGTTGTTACCGTCTGGCACCTTGACGAAGAACAGCAGCAGTAGGCCGATGGCACTGAGCAGGATCGCGGACCACCCTACGATTGTGCGGAAGGTTCGGTCGGTCATGCCCAGCCCCCGTCGCGAAGCGCCCGCTCGAATGCCTGCGCGTAATCCTCGACCAGATCCGCCTTGTCGGTCCCGTTGATGATCCGGCGCGCGTTCATGTATTGCTGCCGTGTGGCCGTCCCAGACGCCGGGAGATAGTCGCTCAGCTTCTTCCCGCTGAACCAGCCGTAATCCATACCCTCGCGCATGATACGCGCTGCTAGGGGTGCCTGCATGGCGAGGTCAGGGCTGCCAACCAGATCAACGCCAAGCTTCGCGCCAGCCTTCACGTAATTGGCCTTCCACGTAAGCTGCACGTAGCCGCGGCCGAAGTAGCGCGCGCCGTCACCAGCGCAGGTGTTGCCGTTCGCGATGCAGAACTTTGGGCGATCCCCCGCGACATCGTACATGCGCGTGTAATAAGCAGGCCCGCCAAACTCCTCGACCGGCTGCATCCGCGTCGCCGTCTCGTGCCAGGCAGTAGCTAGCATGTAGGCGGCGTGGGACAGAGGGGCGCCCTTGCAAGCGTCCAGCAGCGTGTTGATGCCATTGACCTGCCCGACGCTGAGTTTGCCTAGCTGGGCGCGCACCGTGGCGTAGAACGCCGCTGCGTTGGTAAGCTTCGTCATGCCTTGCCTCTCCCGGCCTTGTGGGCCTCCCAATATGCAACCTGCTGATCATTCGCCCGCTGGTGCCGCAGGTCGCGCCAGGTCCGCCCTCCGATGAACAGGATGCAGCCGAAGGTCATCATCGTGGATGCCCAGCCTTCGAATGGCCCGTCGCGCTCCCAAATGACGCCGATGGTTAGGAAGCCGCACCCGCCGACGAGCCCGAGGCCTACGCGCTCGACCACGTTCAGCGTGGTGCGGAGCTGGGTCACCTTGTAGATAACAATCACCGTCAGCACGAAGCGGCCGAGGGAGTTGAGAATGTCGAAGATCACGCTGCGTCCTCCTTGCCGAAAATGCGCTCGAGCACGGACTTGCTGCGTCGGATCAGGACGGGTAGAAAAGCATTCGCGCCGGTGGCGCCAAGATAGGTGAAGAAACAAGCCGCCCGCAGGTTGTTCAGATCAACGCCAGCGATCTCACCGACCAGATACGGCACGGCGAACGCGGCAAAGCTCGATCCGACGAACAGCGTCAGCAGGACTTCGCCCCAGCTCATGCTTTTCCACGGGAGAAGGGATAGAGCCGTCACCGATCCTGCGACCGCCGCCATGACGATGTACAGGATGCGGAAGTGGCTTTCCTGATCAGTCACGACTGAGCCACCTTCGAAATGAGCCGCGCAAGGAGCCCTTGGGCAAAGCCGCCCAGCCGATGAAGGCGAGCGCTATTAGACAACCGATTTGCAACTTTACGCCCCCCTATCAGGATGAAGACGGCCACTTGAGCCAGAAGGATTTTGTCGAGCCAGAATGTGTAGATCTCGTCGCCGATGAGAGGGCGCGCCGGGTGCATGCAGAGATGCGCGATGCAGAGCGCGAACATCGTCCAGCCCCACCAGCGGTTCCAGCCGATCCGCACCGACGCCCAGCCGAGCGCTAGGTCGGCGATAGCCCAGAGGTCGACCGTGCCGATTGGCAAGCCGGCCGCGCGAATGACCGCCTGGGGCGACATCGCGGCGTAGGTCCACTGGATGAACAGCCAATTGAACGTCAGGCACAGAGCCAGCAGCGCAGCATTGGTGCGGTCACCTTTCGGCGCATGCGCGGCGAAGACGATCGCCAGCACGCACAGGCCGAAGTAGATGACCGCCTCGCCACTCACCGGGGCGGAACCGTTGGGCCATGACCACCACTGAGCGCCTGCGGTGCCGTGCTCGGCCGCTGCGCCGCCAACTGCTTGGCGACTTCGGCCTTGATCAGATCGACGATCTCTTCACGCTTCATGGGTGTTCTCGCTCATGCTGGATAGCGCCAGCTCGCAGGACGATACGGCCATCACAGTCGGCACATCGACCAAGCGAAAAGCATCTCCGCTTGCTGCGACCTGCCTAGAGCTGACGGATGCGTCGGGTCGGAGATGCTCACCGTTTCGACGCCGATTGAATCGACAGCGTCGGTAGAGGTGCTGAACACCGCCTTGGCGTCAGTGACCTGGAACAGCAGCCGCACGTAAAGCTTGGAGCTTTCGCGGCCGGCATATTCTGCCAGCAGCAGGCGCGCCATGGTGACCAAGTCGGTCCACACCGATTCCGTCGCCTGCCCCGGCACTGCTATCGCAACATGCGTGTTGGGATACGCAGCGTTCCATGCGTCAGCCTGCTCGATGATCGCCGCGGCTGCCGTCTCTGGCGTGCCACCACCGCCCCAGAGATCGTTCATCCCCAAGCAGATCACCACCTGGTCCGGTGCCGTGCCGCTGAGAAAATTGGTGACATAGAATGTCGGGCTGTAGACCCCAGAGAAGTTACGGAACGGGTTATAGTGCCACCGAGGCCCGTACTGCCCGACGTTACCTAGAGCCTTATACTCCGTGACAGAGGCAGCTATCTGGGCAGTGACGGTGCCGGTGTATCCGGCGCCGCCATCCGTGATGGTGATAGCGCCGGGGACGCCGCCAGACACCACGATGCGACCGCGGGCGCGGCGCGAGCCGGCGAGATTGTCGCCCTGGTTCTGGAACACCACGTCCCAGGTGCCGTTAGCGTAACCGGTCCCGCCCGATGCCGTGGCTGCGGTGACAGCCCCGCCGCTGCGCGTGACGTTGATCACCAAACCCGAACCGCCGTCCGGACGCAGCGAGAACACGTCGTAGATCATGCCGTAGCCTGGGTGGTTCGGTTTGGCGGCATTGGTGGTGTAATTGGTCGCCATCCAGTTCGGTCGGCCCTCAGCGAGCACACCGCTGCCGCCTTGGCTCGCCAGCGTTCCGACAAACACCGGCGACACACCTGCCGCTACCAGCTTGTCGCGCGTTGCCGTCGCCATGCCGTAATCCGTCAGGCTGTCGCCAATGAACAGTATGCGGGGGGAGCCCGTCTTAGCTGGCGCGGACGAATAGAAAGTGACGTTGCGACGCCGGAACCCGCCTGTCTCGTCCGTGCCACGTCGTTCTGCAAAGATCTGCCCGGCGCCGCTGAAATCGGCCCCGTCAAGCCGCAGCATCGGCGTACACTCACGGCCAGCACGCGTGCCGTTTTGACCAATCGCGGTGATGCCCCATTCGGAATGCCCGCGCTCCAGCGTCATACCGTCGCCAAGCAGCTTCAACGGCCGGCCTTGGATCAAGTCATAGGAGGACGAGGCGAGTAGCGTGATGCTGGCGCCGCTTGCATATGTGCCCCAGTTCGACCAGTCGACATCGAGCGGAGCCGCGTCAGCGAGGATAAGCCCGAAACCGGAATAATATACCGTCTTGCCCGCGATCGGCTGCGTCAGCAGGATCAATTTGTCGATGTTGTCAGTGAGCGCCGTATACTGTCTGCGCAAAGTGATCCGCCGAATGTTCTCGGATACATCGGTCTGCGTAACGACGGTTATGCCATCGGTGCTGCTAATGCCTTGCGGCTGGCCTCCGTCGTCCTGGATGGTTGAAAGCAGGACATAAGCGCCAGAAAGCATACTCCACGCATCAGCCGGGGCCTTGCGGATTAGATAGCTCGCCGAGACCCAATCCCCGTTGCCAAATGACTGGTCGGGCGTCAGCGTGATTAGGAAGTACACTCCCTGGTCTGCCGACTCCACCTCGGCTTCATAATTGATGCCGAGGCTGTTCAGGTAGCTGTTAGCCGTCTCCACGATTTGCGGCGTTGGTATCCCTGGGAACCACGAACCTTGGCCAGAAGGCGCTCCAGCGGGCAGATTGCCACCGATCGGGAACGGCACCAGCCCCACGGCTGGCGGGTTCTCCAGCGCGGCGATACGAGCCTCGATCGCGACGCGGGCGGCAGGATCATAATCTCGGTAGTCCAGATCCGGGCTGAACTGCGGCGACGCGCCGATGCCAAGCGCGCTCACACTGATAGTTGACGCAGACGTGTTGGTAACCGTGACGAACGCATAGTCGAGACGGTTGCCGATTGCGATATTCTCGAGTTGCCCACCGACGACATATCGACGCGTGTTCGCGTCGATGTTCTCGGTCTTGAGAAGCAAAGCCGGGTTGGAATCAATGAAGGCCTGCTGCCCCGCCCCACCGATCGGCACTGTGCCCATCGCGATAAATTCGGTCGAACCAGACTTTGCCGGGTAGGCCTGTCCCGCCTGCCGAGTAATGATGAGCGACGTGATGATATTGTCGCCACGGATTGCGGGTTCGTCGAGCGATCCTGTTCGGAACGTGAATGTCTGGCCGGCTGCAAGCACAACCTTGCTCTTGACGCCGCGGGCGACCAGCAGAGGGTCGGATTCTTGCAGCGCAGGGATGATTGCGCCCGCAGGGGGGGTGGTTACGAACGAGGCCCCGTTCGTCAGGCCACCGTTAGGAAGATCGCCACCGATAGCAAAGGGCGTCATGCTCCCCTGGGCTTTTTCGGCCGCAATCACAGCCAAGGCGGCTTCGTCTCTTGCATCTTCCGCGGCAGCGAGTAGCGGCGCGATCAACGCCTCGGCAGCCGCGGGGTCGACGCCGGCAACAGCCGCAGCAGCGATAGCAGCCTCGATTGGAAGCGCTATTGCCCGGATCTCACTCTTTACCGGTTCATGCGCACCTGACGCGGGAACACCCATGACCGGGTTGTCGCGAAATGCCTGATTGAACTTTTCGCTGATCTCACCCACGACATTCTCCGCTTGCGTCGCGGTGACGCTAAGGAGAGCGCAAGTTCAGGCTTGCCGCCGTCAGCCTGTGGTGGTGTTTACGACGGTAGGTTCAGACCAGTCGGACAAGCGCCCATCACCAACCGAATACGCCACCTCGACGTTGATGTTGCTGGCGAGCGGCACGAACTCGGTCGTGAACGACACAGCCGGCCCCGGATCAGCGTCCGCATACTCGCGCTCGTTCCAGGATCCAGAGACGCCGACACGCCAGCGGGCAAACCATGTGACATCCGCACGGTCGGGACCGGTAGCAGCGATCAGGACGCGAGCCCCGGTTGCGGTCTGGCCAGGCGTCGGGTCGACCGGTTCTTCGCCTTCTGGGGTCGTTCCCACCGCGCTGTAGGTGGCGGTTGCGGAGATGATCGTAGGCGTCTCCAGCGGCTCGGCTGCAATGGTGTTGCCGACAGGCGCTGGCTCGCCTTCCTCAGTTGCCGGGTTCCACGCGTCGGCATTCGGATCCGCGAGCACCCATGAGAAGCTGACCTGCCCGGTGGTCGGATCGCGCTTCACGGGTGCCTTGACCTGCACGACCTCGTCGAACCCGATCTCTGGCAGAACGAGGCGGATGTAACGCTGCCCCAGAATCTTGCGGCCAGTCGATCGCAGCGAGCACGTCCCACGCTTGCCGGCCATGGCTTCCGAGAACGCACGCTTGGCGAGACGTCGGGCCTGTGAGTGCGACGGCACCTGATTAGCCAGGCCGCTCGAGGCCAACTCCTTGCCGCGCCGCTCGATATCGTCCTCGTCAACCCATGGATCGGTGTCGACCGTGTTGTAATCGTGAAGCGCCGAGACATAGGACAACGGGATCGTGTTGACCGCGTTCTCTTCCTCGATCCCGTCCTGCACCGAATAGGAAATCACATCGCGATCGTCGACGGTCACGCTGGGCGGACTGTAGCGGCCGGCATAGACCACCAGCGCCATGTCAGCGCGCGGGCTCATCCAGCCGTCACAGCAGGCCAGCAGCGACGCCACGACAGCCTTATGCTCGTCGGTGTGCTTGTGGACGACGCAGCCGCGATAGCGCGCCTCTGTGCCGCCATCCTTGAGGGGGACAGCCTCGTCGCACACGTCAGCCGCAGCGGTCCAATAGGCCAGCGTCGGAGCGAAGTGGATCGCCCACGACTTGTTGTCCCGCACCAACAGGTAATGCGCGAGGTGCAGGATCGCGTTCTCCGACCATTTCCACGTCAGCGGGTCGCCCACCGACTGCGTCGGATCGCGCCAGTCAAACACCGGCTGCATCTTCATGACGAGGCTGAGCGGCATCTGGTTGGGACCGCCGCCCGAATAGACCTTTTGGTAGTTCTTGGTCTTGACCGCCTTCCACATCACGAACCCGGTCACGATGCCGTCGCCACGATGGTCGGCGGTCCAGATCGTTGGCACCTTGGCGATCACGGCCTCAAACGCGGTATTGGTTGCAGCCCCTAACGTCGTTCCGATCTGCACCGTGTCGCTGTTGCCGAATTGCCCATCAGGCTGCTCGGCCACGAACCCGCTGCCGTTGATCGTGACCAGCTTGTCCCCAAGGTAATAGCCGATGATGCTATCGATGCGGCCGTGGTGGAAGGCGCCGACATCAACCGCTGTACCATCGCTGGCGGTGACGTAGAGCAGATAGACGATGTGGCTGCGCTGGATGCCGTAGCCCGACGACCTTGGCGGCACGGTCATCTTGATTGCGTTCTCTGCCTGCTCCGACCGCTTCGAGGGCGTCAGGATGCTCGAAACGAGGCTGTTCGCGCCGGATACGATCGTCGCGCCGCCTGCCAGCACCAAACCCTTTGCCACGAAGACGCCGACCGGCCCGCCGATGATCGAGCCGATAGCCGGCGCTGCGATCTGGAGCGCGAAGCCCTTGATGATCGTACCGAGGGACTTGCTCATGGTCGCCAAGCCTTGAAGATATGGGCCGGCCCGAACTCGATGCCCGACAACGCGAGCGACGCCCAACGCCGGCCGGTGAAGATCGCAAGCACCTGGTTTGAGCCGCAGGTCGACGCACGGCTGATAACCGCGACGTCACCGGCTTGCGGATCGTCGGATACGGGGATGCCGACGTGCTCCATGCCCACCGTCCACAGCGCGACCAGCCCGCCACCATCTCGAATGCGACGCAGCGCGGAGAACTCGCTATCGTAGGGCTCCACAGTCACCATCGGATCGGCATGGCCGCGAGCCATGACCCAGCGCGCCACGAGTTTGCAGCAGTCTAGGCCGGGCTCGGTGCCCCAGCCCCAGGGCTGCTTAAGCGCCCATTGCAGGTATTCGGTGAGCTGCATCAGTCCGAAGGCCCGAAGCGGCGTGACGTTCCGTTCGTGATTCCTGCGACGTGGTCACAGATCCGGTCTGTCGGCGATCGGCGCTTTTGCCCGGCCGCGGTGTAAAACGAGGCTGGCGCCTTCGAGCGGTCCGTGTCCGATGACCCGATACTAATCGTGATCGACCGGCTTGTATGGGATCCGTTGGCGGTCGGGAAGTCGCAGCGCAGCGCGGCAAGCCATTCGACTTCGGTGACCTGCCAGTCGTCGTCCTGATAGGCTATGCCGATATGAACGGGCGCGCCTTTTAGGCTATCGGATTCCTCGGCAAACAGGCGTACCGTTTCCTGCGAAACCCCCGAGACACCGACAGGGATACGCAGAGCAGTGCCGTTGATAACCTGCTCAAGCTCGGGGATCTCGACCAGCTTGCCGCCCCCGAGATACTTGGCCGGTTCGCTCTCGATACTATCGGCCGGAATGATGATTGGAGCCGCGCCGGAACACACGCGCGCGACGGGATCCGTGCCGATCCGCAGCAGCAGGATCCGCTTCATAGCTCAGGATCGCGCATGTCTTCGACCATCGTGATCGAAGCGGACGACCAGATGCCCATGCTGAGCGCGTTCGTAGGCTCGGATGACCGGCGCATGACACAGCGCGGGTTGTCGAAGTCCAGCACGTCACCGACAGCGATGCCGCCACGGATCGGCGGGTGGAAGCTGATGCGCTTGCCGCCCGTGATGTCCTCGACGGTGCCGATCTCATAGGCCCGTTCCAGCCATGTCGAGTGAACATGCGTGAAGCGCTCACCACCGATCAGGGCGCGCTCGGACGTGATCGCGATATCGAGGATCGTGCAGTTCAGCCCGCCAGTCTGCCCGTTGACCACCGCCAGCACGGTCGATGATGCACCGTCGCTGATATACTCGCTGCCGTCGCTAAAGGGCGTGCCGTCGCTATGCGGAACGGTAACGCGGTCGAGCACAGGCTGATGCCAACGGTCACAGAACGGAACGATGACGCGGCGCCCGCCAGCTAGGCCCGCATTCGCAGCGCGCCATGCCAACGTCTCGGCGCGCTCGTCTTCCGACCGCCCGCCAAAGTCAGCCTCGCTCCAATCGCCCTGCCAGTATCCCCCACCGCTCGTTTCAACGACGTCCTGAATGCCGGACAGCGAAGTGCCGCCATCAACCTCGGACCCGACGACGCGGATATCCTGTTCGGAAAAGTGAAATTGGCATAGGTGGAGAACGCGCAACGCCATGCGCGGACGCTATGGCTGGGGACGGCTGGCGATTACCGCCGTCACGTCCCCAGCGTTTCGGATTTGCTCAGCCGGGCTGGCGTGTCGCTGAGTGCCTGACGGTATGCCACGCCCCCCGCCTGTGCCGCGCTCTGTTGCGAGATACGCTGCATGTCTCGGTAGAGCTCGCGCGTGACGACGGCCCCTTTCAGGTTGAATTGAGGGGCATGGATGACCGTCGTTCCACCACCGCGCTGCACCGCCTGCGTCTGCCCCAGAGGGATGACTGTTCCGCCCTGCGCACCCATACGAAGCAACTCAGCACCGGACCCGCGTCCTTCGTTCACCCGCACCGTTTGCCCTGGGCCGACATAGCCGCCGGACGCGCGGCCGAACATCGACAATGGACTGCCGCCCTGGGAGCCGCCACCAAATGCCGCACCGAGGCCCTTTGCGATGTTGCCGAACAGTGACCCGGCGCCACCACCGCCAGAGGTAAAGCTGGCGATCGTGGCTTGCGCTGCGACCAGCGCCAAGGTGCGCAGGGCTTGGTCCTTGAAGTTCCGCCACAGCCCAGTCGTGCCTTCCTGGAACAAGGACTCGTACAGCCCGGCAAGCTGATAGACATTGCGCTCGCGGAGATCCTGCGCGCGTTCCTCGGCATCGGTTTTGGCCTCAAGCTCCGCGTCGCGGGCCTTGTCATAGTCCTTGCTGATGTCGTCGAGCGAGGATTGCCCTTCGTCGCCAAACACCGAACGGAAGTTGCGCGACGACCGTTCAAGATCCTCCGCTTCGGTGCGGATCAGCGTACCGCCGCGCTGGTCGATCGCCAGCAGGTCCTTGCGGATTGCTGCGATCAGGCTGCCGGCGCTGTCAGCGTCATTCCCGGCGCGCGCGGTGGATCGCCCGCCGCCCGTCGCGCGCTGTCGACTGCCGCCAACTCCGCCACCAGTGGACGGTGCCGCAGCGGTGCGACGCCTGGCAGTAGGGCGCCGGACGATCCCGGCTTCGTTCACCGAACCGTCAGCGTTGCGCGGCACGACGTAACCAAGCCCCTCCAGACGGCGAGCAGCGCGGTCGCGACGGCTAGCGGCATCCGAACGACGCGTGCCCCGGTCGAAGTTACCCCCAGCGTTCGCAAGTGGCGCGTCGGCTCCGAACTGTCGCCCGAACAGCCGGCGGTCGATCGCGTTCGCCTGGTTCTGCAGGTTGGGCAGGATGTTGCGAGCGCTGTCGATGCTATGCAGGAGTGACGAGATCTGCTCGCGCACGCTGTAAATGCGGATTCCCAGCGCGTCGAACACCTTGGCGGCATTCGCGTCGAGCGGGTCAAAGACGTTGCCGAGACCATCGAACACAGCCCGCGCATCGGCGCCGAACTGCTCAGCCTGGTCGGTCATGCCCTTGAACGTCGCCGTGCCGGTGCCAAGGAAGGCCACAAGTGCGTTAGAGAACTGCCCGCCTTGGTCGAACTTGCCGAAGGTGGTAACCGCGGCATTCTCGATGACCTGCATCGCGTCGCCGAAGGTGACAGGCACCTGCTTGAACTCCGCATCGATGCCCGCGGTGAACTTGCGGTCGGTCAGGGCCCGGAACAGCACGTCGGACGTGATCTTGCCTTGCTCAGCCATCGTGCGGAGCTGCCCGATCGGCACGCCCAGCGACTGCGCGAGCAAGCGCGCGATCCGGGGGCTAGCCTCCATGATGCTGTTGAACTCGTCGCCGCGCAGCACGCCGGACTGCAGGGCCTGGTTGAACTGGAGCGTCGCTGATGCTGCCTCTTCTGCACCCGCCCCGCCGATCTTTAGAGCCTCGGCGAAGGTCTGGGTTGCTCGAGCGGCATCGCTCTGGGTGCGCCCGGTTTCCTGCGAAGCCCTGATGAAGCCGCCATAGAGCTTCGTAGTGGCCTCGAGTGAGGTGCGGGTCAGGTCGGAGATGCGCTGCACATCGGTTTGCGCCTGTCCGAACGTCCCGAACGTCGCGGTTGCAAGCTTCAACTGGCTTTCGAGCTGCTTCGACTGATCAGCAAGCGAGGCCATCTCACGAATGACCGCGCCCAAGGCGAAGCCACCGACGAACCCGGCGATACGCTGCCCCATCGACGAGAAGCGCTCACCGATACGCGCCGTGGAACGCTCAGTCTGGGCTTCCAGCGACAGGATAGACCGCTCCTGCCGATCAAGCTGATTACTGACCAGCGTCGTCGTGGCGCGGATCTCGTTCTGGTACTGTTTCACGTCCGCGCGAAGCTGGAGGATAACAGGATCGATTTGAGGCATGCGCGCAGGCTCCTTGCCGCTTAGGGCTAGTGTGTGGCAGGCTCCCCGCTTACCGCCGCCAAGGAGGCCTCATGGCAAGCGACACAGGTCAACGAAACACGATCCTACTCGTTGGCGCCGCGGTCCTTGGCTTGGTGGTTGTCGACCGCGCGTTTAACGGAGAAACACCCGACGCCCCGGAGATACCGGCCCCCGTCAAGGCACAGCCGGCACCTGCAGGACCGAGCCCGGCTCTGATGAAGATCCGCGCGGAGCGTGAGGTCAGGGCGGTTTTGAAGGATCCCGACTCGGCGTCTTTCTCTGGCTTGGTAGCGCACACCTCACCAGCGCTAGCTGTTTGCGGGTATGTGAACTCCAAGAACGGATTTGGCGGCATGACTGGCAACCAGCGGTTCATCTCTGGTACGATCACCGCGCTAGAGGAGCAGATGCCCCGCGGCGAAATGGACAAGCTCTGGGACAAGGTCTGCTAGCCCTGCTTGAACTTGGCCTTCATGAACTCACGGAAGTCGGCTGAGGCTGGCTCCGGCTTATCAGCCTGCCCGGTATCGTTGTGGGCCTCGACGCTTTCGAGGAACTCGCCCAGCGTCGTGTCACCCCAGTCCAGTCCGAGCTGCCCGCAGGACGCTAGGACTTGTCCGCGGCTAAGGGGCTCTGCTTTGCCTGCTCGGCTTTTTTTTTGAGCGTCGCGCCGGAAAGCGTGTGCCGCGCGATTGCCCAGGCGACCGGCATGAACTCGTCGTAGTCCTTGCCGTCGACATACTCGTCAACGAGGTTCGCAGCATCGATCGACGATATCTTGACCGTCTCGCCTGATATCTCAGCCTGCCCGCCATACTCAGCGGCTTTGCGGATCAGGTGGTAGGCGTCGGTGATGCTGGCCGTTCCGCCAATCAGATAGACCGGCGCCTCGGTTGCCTTGTCGAGCCCGATCGAGCCGCTCAACTCATCATACAGAACGCCAAGCGGTTTGTTGCAAAGCCGCTCGACCTCGACGATGCCCTTCATGGGCAGGAAGAACCGATAGCGGCCGTTACCGAACTGGATCAGGACGCTACGCTCAGCGCCAGGCGCGGTCATGCAGGTGCGCCAGCAGTCCAGCTCAGGCCGTCTTCGCCAGCGATGGTGATCTCAGCGGTGCCTTCTTCGCCGAGCGTTTCGTTTGCCGCGGTCATGACGCCGCGTCCGTCGCGATAGCCGATCGTCGTGCCGGTGCGAACGCCAGCCGTGAGAGCGTCGTCATACTGGCCGTAGAGCAGGCGGAAGTCGGAGTGCGCGCCCAGCGTGTCCTCGTACAGATCCATCTGGTCGACATTGACCAGGCCGGAGCCGGTGACGTCCCACTGCTGATTGTTGACGCGGACCTTGCGGCCCGGGATAGCTGCAGGTGCAGCGCAGTCGCGACGGAAACGATCGGTCGTGTTGACGGTCTTGTTCACGGTCGCCGACTCGATGCCGCAAAGGGTGGTGTAGACCGATCCGACCTTCACTTGGACGACGATGTAGTCCGGTTCGTTCGGCACCGACATGTGGTTTTCCTCGACTGTTTAGCAGTCGGTAGGAACAAATGGCTTAGGCTATTACCGCCATCAGTGGGCGCCTACGCGCTCTTGCCACCGTCGATCGGCGTGAGCCTCGCGCGGGCGGCAGCCCGGTTGCGTTCGGTTGCAGGTTCGGCGCTGGCCTCGATGATCAAGCAACGGATCTGGTGCGCCGCCATGGGCTGGCCGTTGGCTTCGCACTCCTCGGCCGCATCTAGAATCGTGCCGTCGTCGATCAGGCCATTGCGGATCATAGCCGTCAGCAATGCAACGATGGCGGGTTCTTCCATGCCGGGATCCTACCCTATGCCGCGTTAAGCCGCTAGTACCCGGGCCTCGACTGATAGGACGGCATGATAGGCGGATTCCTCGTCCCCGTCGCGCAGCAGCCGCACCGAGCGCACTTTCAGCCGGGCGGACCAGCCGCCATCGATCGGTACGCGCTTATTGTGGATCGCGATCTTGAACGCGGTGCCCATCCGTGACGCCTGGTCTTCCGCGGTGTCCAGCACTACGGCACCCTGCATCTTTGGCTTGGCGAAAGCGTGCAACTGGAAGGTGACGATCGCGCCATCCCCGCATGACACGTCCAGCGCGGTCGACTGAAACGAGTCCATGCGCGAGAAGGGCCAGGACGGAGTTGGAGGCGTGGTGCTCGGGTGCATGTTGGGCGCGGGGACCAAGGCCACAGATGCAGGATCCGCCTTGAGATGGGTCAGCGTTCCGCGGCGCACTTCTCTTATCAGGTCGCCGGCCATTATCCGCCCCTCTTTGCTACGCGCTTTACTGCCTCGACGACCAGACGCTCAACGGCGTCGCGCTCTTGATCACGGGCTGGCGCCATGAACGGGCGCGCTTCCATGCGACTGCTTCCCAGCTCGAGCGCAGCGGAGTAAGGCGCATTGCTGCTGACCTCGACCAGCAGCGGCGCGACCTGGACGTTCTCGATGTTGTTGCCGAGCACGCCGGTGTCTTGGTTCGGAGCCGATCCGGGGCTGCTCGCGACATGGAATTTGCCGCTGACTGCGCCCGCGGTGATGCTGATTTGTGCGGTGACACGGATGCGGTCACCTCCCGCGAACAGCGCCTTGCCGACTTCGCGCTCCATGGAGCCACCGGACAGACGCTTGAGGCGCGCAATATGTGCCTTGCGGCCGGTCATAGCCATGGCCCGACATCACCTTAGACGCCGGGCCATGTTGCCGCCATCACTTGGCCGCGGGAGTGATCACCATAGGCGCAGCAGCAGGAACGACAGCGACCGACACGTCCTCGTCGATGAAGGCGTTGACGGGCGTGCCGAGCGGGATCTCAGCGCTGGTGCCCGTCATGAAGAACCCGGCGACCGGGAGCAGTGCAACAGCACCGACGACGCCAGCCGTGCCCGTCTTGCCCTTGTCGTCGATCGATCCGGTCATGCGGATCTGGCGCCCGTTGGCGCGCACGTACAGCACACGACCGTTGATGCGACCAGACTTGCCCCACATGCCCTTGTTGCGGACCTCGGTGATCTCGCCCGTCGCGGGGCTGCCAGCCGGGATGACGACATTGCCGTCCACCATGATCGCCTCAGCCGTTTCCATTTGGAAGCGCTGCCCGACCTTGAGCTTCTTTTCCTTCGTGGTCAGGCCCTCAGCCATCTTGAGAGGAACCGACGTGCCGGCGCGCAGCGTGCCCGACGTGGTCGCGGCAGTTGCGAGCGGCGCGGCCTGCCCGAAGGCTGGTGCGGCGATGGTGAGTGCGCAGGCGATGATGCCAATGGTTAATTTCATGTTCTTCCCCCCTAGACAACAGCCCCGAGGGCTGAAAGGATAGGAGTGTGGCGAGACTTGTGGATTCGGTCAATATTACTATTGAACCGTTTTAGCTTAGGCTGCGCGCCCGCGGCATAACCAGTGACTTCCCATCGGATCCTTGCTTACCGATTGCACGCTGTAGGTTCCCGCGTTCGGGCCTGCCGTGACTTCTACGGTAGCGTCGGTGTCCAATTGCCCGTCTAGAGTCGAGCACAGCACCAGCAGCGCGACGTCAGTCCCAACATAGCCTACCTCCGCACGCATCGCCTGCGTTGCCGCGTCCACCTGCGCCATGCACTCGAGCTCGATCGGCAAGCCCGGCTCGCTGATGCTCCCGCCATCGTCATAGACCGGCGTGCCAGGCCAGTGCGCGATCGCGGCTTGGTAAGGCCCCAGCCCCACCTGCGAGAACGCCACAGCGATGTTGGCGAAGGCGTCAGCGATGCTCACGACCAGCAGATCCCGCTTGGCTCGACATAACCGACCAACCTCGGCCCTCCCAAGTTGCGACGGAGCAGCACGGCAAATTCTTGGCCGTAGGAGGTCGACGAGTATCCGCCTGACGCCGACCGGTTAGCCGCGGCCTCTGACACGGCGACGTCCATGCTGGCACTGCGGAAGCGGGTCACGCCGGACGGCAGTTGCTCCCCGGCATCGAGCGCAAGCCCGGCCACCTTCCCCGCCGCCATGTTGTGCGCAGCGAGCGAGAGCAGGCCGATGTCGTAGTCGTCACCCCAATCCGGCTTCACGATCCGCGTGGCGTCGACCAGCCAGTAGGCGATCACGTCGTCACCGACGTTGGCGAAGGCTGAATAGCGGAGCCGCAGCGATGAAGGGTCGGACATGGCTATGTCATTGACCTTCTCGTGGCAGATTATTGCCGCCGGTAGACACCGCACCAACGCGGGTTCATTTGGCAGCGAGTCCTGCTATGATGGCGCTATGCCTGATCCCGCCCCCATGGACCTCGAAAACATGCGGTCCCTTGGTATCCGGACCATAGATCTGATCTGTGGCTGTGGACGGCATAAGGAGGTCAACGTCGACCAGTTCGCCGGATCCGAGGCTGTGCCGTCGATGACCCGGTTCTTCCGGTGCGGGGAGTGCGGCGAGCGCCCGAAGACGGCGCGGCCTGGGCGGCTGCATCGGAGCCCGGCAGGATCAACGACGACGATCCGATCAATGAACCTGACCGAAGATCGCTACCTTCCGGGGACGAGGCGCTGCTCGACTACTAGCGCCCCGCCATCATCTTCACGTAATCGGAAACCGTGACCGAAGCGCGCGTGCCCTTCTTCGGCTCTAACTTGAAGATGTAAGACTCGGCCCACGCGCGACCGCCGCCCCAGACCGTGGTCCCGCGAATAACGTCACTATTCGCCTTGATGCTGGCCATAAAGTTCGGCCCGACGACGTTGCACGAGGTGAACAGGCCCCGGTTGTTGCCGAGGCCAAATTCGGTCACATACGCCTGCAGGCCGCGCTTGCGCAGACCGTCCGCGAAGACTCCTAAGCCGCCATCACCCGAGTTCGTGTTGCAGCCGGGTTTGAAGCCGCTGCCGCCCTTATCGAGGTAACGGTGACCGCTGAAATACGTTTTGTTCAGCGGGTCATTGATACCGCCCACCCGGTCCAACGCGTCCCCCATGCCCTCGGCTGGGAACCGCGCACCCTTGAACTTCGTAAAACGAGAGGTGGAACTGTAACCGGGGCTGCCAAACAAGATCGGGTTCGTAACGCCATTGGCTCGGAACAGGACCACTGTATCGCGAGTGTCCTGCGCCGACACCATCCATGGATTGCTGCCGGCCGGATAGCCCTTCACCGGCTCGTTCGCCAATTCGATCAGCGTGTCGGCGCTGAAGGACGGCAGGATCGGGCGCCAGAACGCCCAGGCATCGGCTGCGGAGTGGCGGGTGTAGTCGTGTCGATCGAGGATGACCTTCGCACCCTTGCTTTGCGCGTAGGTTACGATCTCCGCCACTACAGCGAGCTTGGCCGGGTCCGTAAGGTGCGTGTCCAGCACCGGGATACGCAGCAGCCGATAGCCCGTAGCGATATACCAGTCGACGTCCTCACGGTTGGGGCAGAGTGCCACAGTGGTGGCGAACTCGCAGCCCGATAGGTTGGCGCCAAATAGCTGGTGCGTTGCGGCTGGCGCAGGTGATGGTGTGGCAGTCGAAGCGCAAGCTGGTGCGTCGACGGGGGCGTAGACGTAGCCCTTCCCTGCCACCTGCCCGACAAAACGGAGCTTTGTCGCGCCAACCGTCTCAAAGTCGTTTCCGGCCGAGGCGGAGCGGCTGCGATCGTTCCACGCAAGCCAGCCCTTCGCGCGCGAGCCGTCCTTCATCAGTTCACGGCCCATCGACTTCTTGAGCACCAGCGTGTCGCCCGCGCAGACGGTGTATTGGGCGGGCGGGTTAGCGCCCGTCACGATATGTTCGGCCTGCGCGATCACCGGGGAGGCCATCATCATGCAGACTGCAGCGAAGATACTCCGGATCATTCGTCTTTCCTTCGCTTGGAGTATTACGCCGCTGCCATAAGTGGTGCAGCTTCAGCCGCCATCGCGACATGTCCGCCAGTCGACGGATGCGTTTCATCACTGGCAAATCCGTTTGCGGTCCCGTTGACCTTCCATTTGAAAGGGTCGGTGCCGCGAATACTATTGAACGGGATCACAAAATCGCGCGTGATCGTGATCCCGTTTACCGAGTCCACACCAGCGATGATGTTCTTGTTAACGATGTCTGGCTTGCCGCCAGAGACCCATCCCGTGTTGTAGGTCTGATTTTCCTCCGTAACCCATTGATCAGTTGATGCAGCTCGCGGCAGATACAACGGCATACCAATTTTGCAGCCCGGCGATCGAGTGCGCATCTGCGCCATGATCCCGTTTAGTCTATTTTCTAGAGCAGCATAATCAAAGCTTGCCGACACCGCTTGACCAAAATCATTCGTCCCATAGAAAAGGATGAAGCGGCTTGCGAATTGATACCAATAGTCAACGTTAGGCGCATTGACCCCTGACGTGCTTTCGGTCGCTGTGACGGCCATGTTCATTGACGCAACACCATTCAGACGGCATGCGCGAATGAACCATCCAAGTTTGTTGCCGCCGTCGTTGACGTTCATCGTAATGCTGTCGCCACGGCTAAGCCATGCGATCGCGGTTGCAGGATTGACCGGCTCAATTAGACAGATCGGCACCATTCCGCCTACGCGGACATCGCCTGCTGTCCCGGTCAAGGTATAAGCGCCGGTGCCAGTCGTGTTGCCGAGTGTCGTAACCGAAGGATCATAGAAAGTGGTCTGCTGACCAGCGTATTCAGTCCGCTGTCGCTCCGTCACCGGGATCGACTGCGCCGTCGTATCGAGTATCACATCAGTGCCTGTCTCGAATACGGTTCCGGCTGGGAACTCGGTCAGCCCGAAGTCAGACGGGACGAGCACTTGGCATCGGATATCGTTATCGCCCGGCTGTAGTGTCAAGCTGCCCGCATTCCCGGCAGACGGCCACGCGACCATTTTGACGATACCGTTACAAACGATCTTTGCGGTACGGATTGGAACAGCGTTCGGAAGGGCCAGATAGCTACCGCCATTCGAAATGCGCCAGCCGTTCCACGAGAAAACTACGCGCTTAGCTGCGTAAACAAGTGTATGCCGCCAATAGTCGACGCGACCGACCCGCCCACGGCTCTCGACGTTATTGATAACTCGGTTGTTATCGGTTCCGTAGGTGAACGCCGATGCCGTCGCCGCGGCAACGGTCAGAACACCGTTCGCCCCGGTCGCTCCGGTAGCTGCGACCGAGAAGTTGATCGTGCCTGCCGATAGCGCCGACATGCCGACGACGACCTTCCAGCCTGCCGACGCGCTGCCTGCGATCACCAGGCGGCCGTCGTTCGGTGTCACCGACGGCGACACGCCCGCTGGGACGTTCGAGATGTTCGATACCAAGGTGCCACCCGCCGCATTCGATGCGATCGAGGGCGATGTTGGTGAGAGGGCAAGCGTCGGCGTCACAGTTGCCGCCGATACGGTTACTGCAGGCGACGTCGACGTGATGACCGCGCCGTTCGTTCCGGTCGCGGTGTTCTCGAGCGTCAGCGAACCTGCGGCGTTCGGGGTGACCGTGGTGCCGGTGCCGATCGCCGTGGTGCCCAACAGCCAGCGACGGCCGGTGATCGTCCCATTCGTCACCGTGCCGTCAGTCGCGGTGAAGGTGGTGCCGACCGGGGCGCTGGTCGGAGAGATCGAGGGCTGCGAAAGCGTAGGCGCAGGCACGGTAGCAGCGGCTACGGTGATGTTAGACCCGCTGGTCGTCTCGCCGCCTGGGCCCGTTGCGACCGTCTCGTAGCGATAACTGCCAGCCGCGGTAGGCGTATACGTTGCCGAGCTGGTCAGCAGCGTCGAACCGAGCAGCCAGCGGCGCGTGTAGCTCGCAGCATTGGTCGCAACGCCGTCGATCCCGGTCAGCAGTTCACCAACTTGGGGGGTGCCGTCGCTGGCAATCGACGAGGGGGTGGTAAAGACCGGCGCCGGGATGGGGACTGATGGGCCGTCATACAGAATAACCGTCTGCGTGATCTGGGGAGCCCCGCCGAGGGTCGCGTTCGCCTTGATCGAGACGCGCACAGCCGTCAGCGCGATCGAGCCACCGGCAAGCGAGGGAACCACCGCGGACGAATTGATGACGCTCAGCGTGCCCGTGCTGATGATGCTACGGCCATAGAACAGTCGCTGTGCCAGCTCGACGCGAAGGCCCGGCTTGCTCAGCATAGCCTCCGACCAGCGCCCGTCGAACGCCCAGCGAAAATACTCGCCGGTCGTGTCAGAAAGCCGCTCGCCCTCGTACTGCGAAGGGGCGCCAGCGTAATCGGTGACGAGTGCCCGCGTGCCTGCCGTGTAGAACGTCAGAACCATGGCCTGATCATCGAGGTCAGTGGCACGGCCCGCGCTGTCGAGCAGCTGGACCTCGAGAACAAAGGGCTCACCAGCGGCCAAAGTGTAGCTAGCGAGGTCTTTTCCGACCAACAACATATTGACCTGGCCCTATTTAATTCGGTTCACGTCGTATTGGCGCGGTGGGCTGGTAAAGCTTGCCGCCGTCAGGTGGCGGGAACGTCTGATCGGGCCACGGCGATGACCGAGACTGTCGCGCCCGCTGCCGATCCGCCGAAGATGTTGTAATTGGTCAGGGCCGTCAGCGCCGTGTTTACGCCTGACACGACGCCAGAGAGCAGCGTTAGCAACGTAGAGAGTGGCGCAAGGGCTGGCAGGAGCTGCGCGCGCGATCCTTGGACCACGACGCCGGTATAGAGACCGTTCGCGTCCTGGACCCATCCCAGGCCCCGCAGGACCAGCGGCTGGCTACCGATCACCGCGTCGGTCTCGCTCAAGTTGAGACCGGGCTTGTTCACGAAGGTCCGCGAGAACGACACCGTGGCCTGGCCATTGCTGGCGAGCGTGGCGTAAGTCGTGCTGGTCTGCCTGGGATGCTGGTGATCTTCGCGCGCGTACCGAGCCGCGACAGCACCGGTGTAGCCGCCCGTCATCTCCGACCGCGGCGTTGTGGTTGCCGGCTGGGGAATGGCCGCTAAATCCGCCTTGCTCGCGATCTGTAAGCTCAGCGAGGCGATCTGAGCGTCGCTCGGGTTCTCAAACAAGTGCCCTGCGCTGTCATGATAGACAGCAACACCACCAGCAGTCAGGCCCATTGCTCGCCTCCTAACGCAAAGGGCCGCCGCACCGAATTGGTGAAGCGGCCCTCATTTTAAACTACAGCTCGTGTCAGGCTTCGCGGTGAAGCTCGATCGCCGAGCGGATATCGTCGTTGGTCGCGTTATCCTCGACCTCGACGCCCTCATCCTTGGCGATCTTGAGCAGGTCAGCCTTGCTCTTGCCCGAGAGGGCCGGCAGGTCGGACTTGCCGCCCTCACTGCCGCCCTTGATCTCGAACTCGCCAAAGCGTTTCATGCTCTCGAGTTCGTCCGCGCTGATCAGAAGATCCTGGAAGGACTGGCCAGCCGGGATCGAGACGGGCGGGATGCTGTTAAACATCCGTGGCCCGTCAGCGAGGTTGGTCGCATCGACCGTGTGCATGGCAGCCATGATCAGAAGCCGTACAGATAACGGAAGGCGCCGGGGCGAAGCGTCTCGACACCACCGGTACGGAATGCGCCGGGGATTTCGAAGTTGAACGGGCCGTCCTGATAGACCGGGAAGAAGCGATGCGGCATCGGCAGATGCAGCTTCACGACGTCCTGACGGTTGGCATAGACCACCATCAGCTTCGTGCCGCCTGCGCCGAGAGCGTCGAGCCCCAGAACGCCACGGATCGTCAGCTGCTGGCCGGTCATCATCGTGTAGATGTTGGTCCGCAGGATGAACGACAGGATGGTCTCGCTGTTCGTCGCCGTCATCGGCGTCGAGGCGAGCTGAGCGATCGTGGTGTACGGCAGCAGGATCGTGTCAGCCATCTCGACCGTGTTCGAGCCCGTGAACGCGCCCGTCAGGCCACCGTTGATGTCGGCGATGATCTGCGCCGCGGTCTTGGTCTGCGTGCCATCGGCTGCAAACCAGAGCGTGTTCGGGGTGCCGGTGCCGTTGGCTGCGACCGGGCCAGCGGTGACGCCGGTCTGGTTGCCGAGACCCTGGAGGCCCTTCGACGTGTCACCAGCGATCGTGATGTTCCACATGAACTCGGTGTACGCACGGCGAGCCGCGAGAGCCTTGCCCCCCGTCAGGTCCATGCCCATCAGCTGCGCCTGGCCGACTTCCTCGGTGTCATAACCATAGCCGACTGCGGCCATGTGCACCTTGATCTCGGACTTGTCGCGGGTCAGGTCAGCCTTAGCCACGTCCTTCGCGCCGGCGGTGTACCATGCTGCCTTGCCGACCGACGAGGACATGAAGGTCACGATGCCCGGCGTGTATTCTGGCGCCGAGCTGTCGACATAGACGAGCCGGCCAAAGTCGAGATCCGGGAACTTGTTCTCGTAGACCTGCGCGTTGATGTTGTAGGACTGGTTGACGACGAAGCCGAAAGCGGCCTGCTGTGCGTCGTTCATCTGCATATACATAGTAATCGGCCCCCTTACGACGGAATGCGGCGCAGGCGCACCGAGAAGAACGAACCAGCACCGGTTGCGGCCGTGTCAGCCTCTGCACCGGGAACGGCGTAGATCGCGCCCGCAACCGCAGCCGTGGTCCAGCGACCAGTCGTGCTGTTCCAGTTGACGGCAGCGCCCTCAGCGATGGCAGCGTCAGCGAGAGCGCCCCACTTACCTTCGTTGGCGACCGGCACGTTGTCATACTGCGCGAAGCCGTCGCCGGTCGCGCCAGTGATGCGCCGCGTGGTCGCAATGCCGATATATTCGCCCGAGGTCAGGGGCGCGCAGCCCCCGCCCGCAACGCGCTGAACCGGAGCGCCGAACGCGATAGCCGCGGTCGCCGTCTTGGTCGTTGCGTCCCATTCGGACATGTCCATATGCATGCCGGGGAATCCGGCCGGCTGGAACTGCGGATACGTGGTCTGGAGTGGCATCAGTCAGTCCTCCTTCAAGCGGCCTTGCCGGCAGTGCGCCAGGCGTTGTGATCGTTCGCGTCCTTGAGGGCGGTCGCCTCGCGCGTGACGGCATCGCCCAGGACGACCGGTGCGCCGATCGGAACGACGGTGTTGCGCGCGTCGCCGACCTTGACGTCGTTCGTGAACGCGACGAATGCGCCCTCGATTGCCGCGTCAGCCATGTCCTTGGCTGCGTCGCCGAGCTTAGCCATCACAGCCTCCTTGCGGATCTCGACGTCGGTCTTGCCGTCCACGACGATCGCCGGGTGCAGAGCCTTGGCCTTGCCGATGACGAGCGCACGGGCGTCGGCAAGCTGCTGGAGCTTGGCCGGGGTCACTTCGGCATCCTTGACCTGCTGGGTCAGGGCAACGATCGCGCCGTCGCGTGCTTCGATGGTCGTCTTGGCGGTCGCGAGATCGGCGGTGAGCGTGCCCACCTTCGTCTGTGCGTCCGTCAGGGTCGTGTTCAGGGCGCCGACCGCGAGAGCAACAGCAGCGCCGTCGCTCAGGTCAACGTCCTTGGCGTCGCCGATGGTGATCTTCATGCTTTTAGGCTCCTGGTGGTCACGAAGGTGTGCGGGGCGCTCGTCAACGATGCGCAGCTCGGCGCCTCCACGGGCAGTGCCGCAAAGCGCGAGATGGTTGATCCGGATGTTCGCCATGCTGCCGTCGTATTCGGCGTCGCCGAACTTGCCGGGGGTCATGTCGATATCCGCGGAATAGCCGAGGCTGAACTCTTGATGCGTGCGCTGGGCGGCTTCGACACCGCGAGCGTCCATGACCATCACGGGGATACGGAGGAAATCGCCGTCCCGCATGATCTCGCCGCCCGTGTCGCCTACCGCAAGCTGCTTCCAGTTTGCGGCGGTGACATCCTGTGCGGGATGGTTGATCGTGATCGGGCGATGCGCGGCGCTGGCGATTGCGTCCTTGGCGAACACTGCGGCCTCGGGCCGGAAGATCCGGTAAGGCTGGCCATCGGCCTTCGGTGCCATGCCAATCTCGGCCGGCATGTAGTCCTGGACGTTGTTCGCACGTGCGACACGCGCCGTAGCGACAAGGTGCCCTTCCCGCGTGATGCGGGCGGGTCCGTCGATGAGGGCGCGGTCTTGGAACAGCATGACATGCGGATTACGGGGGCTGGACTAGGACAGTTACCGCCGTCAAGGTGGCGGTATAAAAGAGACACAACATGTCCATAAAAGCCGGTGACGTAGTAGTTCTTAAATCGGGCAGCCGCCCCATGACCGTTATGTGGGTAAATCGTGACGGCACTACCGGCGTGGTATGGGAAGACAAAGACGGCGCGCATCACACCGCCAACTATAATGAGGCCTCACTGATGACCGAGGCTACCGGCTAATCGAAGCTGATGACCGATCGGGCGCGACAACCGCAATACGGTTCCTGACCGGGCCGCGTCGGAGGCACTGTCTCAACGGTCTTGCCGTCGATCACGCCGCCAATGTCCGCCTTGTCGTCGCTGTAGATATGCCCGTTGCGTGCGACATGGGCAGCGCGCGGGTGTGCCTTCTGGCTATGGATCCACATCCACGTTGCAATCCCAGCAGCGCGGCGCCGTTCGTCAGCCAGCGACGACGTGATCTTGCTGAGCTGATCCGAGGCCACGCGCAAAGACCGATCGCGCGCCATGCCCGTGCTCTCGCGGATCTGCTTCGCAACATCGCGGGCCGGCGTGCGGTTCGTGAGGCCTGAGAACACCGCGGAGCTGATGCGCTGGCGTGCCTGGTCACCGATATCGCGGACCAAGGCCACGTTCCAGTTGAGCGTCGTCTCGAGCGTCTGGGCCACGTCCTCCGGCCCGAGCATCGTTTGCAGGTCGACGTTGGTCGCGGCCAGCACGGCGCCACGCCAAGCATCACGGGAACGCCGCTCAACTCGAATTGTCCAGTCGCGCATCGCCGGCCGCAGCAGCAGCACCAGCGAGGCAAGTTCCTGCCCCATGCGCTCGAATATGTTGGTGAGATCGTCGCCGCTGTCGGTGATCAGGGCGGATAGTGAGCGGGCGTACTCGGCGTTGGCCAACGCGGCGTAGCGGTCAATCAGCGCTAGGACGGGACGGTACGAGCTCTGAAAAAGATCTGTCGCGAGCATTGCCGGTAGCGGAGTATCGCGGATCACCACTACACGCTTTCGGCGTCCGGGGTTGGCGCGCATTGCCATCGCGCGGAGGTCGAACCGCACCGATCACGCCTCGCGCGTCGTGTCGATGACTTCGAAGATCTCCGGCCCCAGCACAATCTTGCCGCGGTACGGCTCGACGTTGGTCAGGTCGACCGGCTCGCCAGTGAGCGAGATATGCGGCGTGAAGTCAGGGAAGTCCCACGATGCGCCAGCCTCCCGCATTTCACGGTTGCGCCAGGCTAGATCGGACGACGCGAACATCAGCACAGCGGTACGATTGCCCAGCGGCTCGACCACTCGGGGACCGCCTGCGGTGATCACCATCTCGCCAGTGCCCTTGCCGTTGAAGTCGCGGAAGTCCGAGCCCATCGCGATCCAGTCGACAGGCGTCGTGCTGTAGGTGATCGTGGTGTGCAGATCATCCTGCAGATCGGGCAGCCCCTGAGACTTTGCCCACGCCTTGAGATCCGCGACGTTGACGACCTTGCGGCTCACATAGAGCGGCCGTGGCGTCGCATCGTTGAGAAGCGCGTCATTGGCAGCACGACGCCGGAGAACGCTTCCATCGCTCCCGGCCCCGGCTAGAACAGGATCACCTCCTTCCGATTGGATGACTGACGGATCTGGTGCAGCGGGATCGGCGGGCGCGGACTGGCCAATGCCATACCGTTCCTCCTCGCTCATATCCCCGAGCTTCTGAATGGCGCCGGGCATCCACCCGTTCGTCTCGACGACACCCTGTACGCCAGCATTGAACGCGAGCTCTGGCATCACGCCCATGTCGCGGATCTTGCCGAGCGCGGTCACGGTCTTGTCGAACCGTTCGGCCTCGTCCTTCGGGTTGGCCTTCGAGAGCGGCGAGAAAACCCATGTGTTGTCCGTGTCGTTCGCGACGCCTGCGGATGGCAGCAGCACCTCGTCCAGCTTCTCGAGGCATGGACGTACCTCAAGCTCCTGCGAGGCATGCGTAGCGTCGTGATAGTTCGCGAGATCGCTGTCACCCGTGGCATTCATGCCGCCCGGCGATCGACCCATAAGGCGCGTGAACGGGATATCCGCAACGGCCGACACCCGCTGGTCAAGCGAGTCCTGCATGGCCGGAATGCCGGTGAAGTTGACCTGATAGTCGTCGATCTTCTCGCCGCCCTCGGTGCCACCAGTCCCATTGCTGGTCGGCAAGCTGTAGAGCGTGGCGTTCAGCGTGTTCTCGCCCTGTGCAATCAGCGCGACGCGAGCGTTCAGCGTGGCCTGGTCGAACTCGGTGATGTTCGAGATGCCGAACCGGAGCAGCTTGGCCTTCTTGATCAGCTCGGCGAACCACTTGGCGCCGTTGTCGCTGCGGGCGACCTCGGTCATCACGCGCAGGATGCGGGCGCGGCCCCAATAGCGGTCTTCCGTCGATACCGTGCCCGACATGACCGGGTAAGGCTCGCCACGGAATGCGATGACGCGGCTGGGGTGGATGCGGACCGATCCACCCTTGCTCTCGACTTTGAAGAACTCAGGCTCGCCATAGGTCGGGCTAGTCAGCACCTCGTTGATGTTCTCAAGCTGCAACTGGCGACGGCTGACGACGTTGACCGCCTCCAAACCGCCCTCGCTGGGAATGGGTGCGGGTGATGCGGGATCACCGGGCAGCGCGAGGATGAGGGCGCCACCACCAAGGCCGCGCAGCACTTCCGCCGCCTTCACCTTGGATCTGATCGCCAGCCGCTTTTCCTCGGCCTCGATCTTCTGCTGGTCTTCATCGGTTGCCTGCCAGTCGCGCCAAGCCCGCGTGCGATCAGCAGCGGGGATGTCGATGGTCTTTTGAAGGAGGCCCGACCCGAGGTATGCGGCGAACGCGAAATCGAGGCTGAACATGCCCCCTAGCGCCGACTGCTGATAACCCTGTGCGAAGCCCTGGACCGAAGCGAGCGCGCTCCCGATACCTGCATCATTGGCCGCGATACGAACCGGTGAGGACTGAGGGCGCATCGGAACGCCTGCGCTATCGAGGATGCCGGCCATGCTCACCGGGTTATGGCTGGTCATGGCTGGGGTTTGCCGCCGTCAGCTATCCGAGCTCGTCGCCTGCGTTGCCGAATGCGCGCCATTACAGCAGTCTTGAGCCGCTTTGCCTCCGCGGCCATCGCCGCAGCCCGTGCCAGATCGTCGCGATCGGCCTGTGTCACGCTGCTCATGGAAAGCGTGACTTGTGTCCGATAACTGTCGTTACCGGACATAGAAACGGGCTCACCCGAGCAGCTTCCGCATGTCGAACTTGGCGCGACGCGTGGACTCCAGCGCGTACCGGATCGCGTCAATCATGTGGTTGTCCTTATCCGCTAACACCGGGATTACCTGACCTGTCAGCGTGTCCACCTTCCACGAATACAAGCTCAGCTCGTCAACGACGTGCGTGCAGCGCGGATGCACAACGATGTCGTAGGACTTCATGAACTCGATACCGTCCTCAACTGAGCCCGAACCCTTCTTGGCGCTGCCGATCGTGAACCCCTGCCGGTTCATGTAGCTGATCGTCTCAGGGCGCGCGCTGTCCGCGGTGATCGGCCATTTGCGGGACAGTGGCACGCGATCGAACAGGGCTGGCGTGTTGTCGATCTCACAACCAACTGCATACGCCTCGTAGTCGATGAACAGCGTTCGGCCATCTGGGTCGGCGACTGCCTTGCCCTCGACCATGCGGCCCAGGAACATGCGGACGAGCACGGACGGATCGACCGAGAAGCCCCAATCCGCGCCGAAATAGAACCGTGCATCGTCAGGCGTCTCGAAGCGGTCAGTGGTCCAGTTCTTGAACACCCTCGCCTCGCTGTTACGCTGGTACTCGCCAAGCCAGATGTGCGCGTATTTGTCGGGGTCGCGCTTCTGGTCCCACTCCATTTCCTGCCGCAGCTCGGACGGGAACCATGGGTTCTCGGTGTAATTGACGCGTCGCACGATCGAGCCAGGCGGAGGGGTGCCGCCACGAAACATGACGTCGATCGGATCTTTCGCCTCGCCCGGGTTCCAATCCCACCAGATCTCAGAGCCGGGTGATCGCACAGTCGGGGTCAGCACCTGAATACTGTTCTGGCTGACCGCGCGCGCCTCGCTGACATAGGCGATGTCGATGCCCTCCATCGACTTGATGCTGTCGACGTTGGTGCGGAGGCCGGCAAACTTGAACGTCGTGCCGTTACGGCCACGAATCTCAGCCTTCAAGCTTTCGAAGAACCCGTCGCCGTTCGTCGGACCGAAGCCCATCGCCGGGATTTTGTCTTCAAGCAACTGCTTCACCGATGCGTCGATCGACCGCTGTATCTCACGGGCGCACAGGATGCGCGTAGGACGCTCAACGCCGCGCAGGACCAACCCTGAGCCGAAGCTATGCGACTTTGCGCTCCCACGGCCTCCCCAGGCGGCTCTGTGGCGCACTGGCAGGCCATCGTCGGCTACCCGTGCGGTCAGGAGCTCGCAAAAGACGTCGGGGAGCTCAACCCTCGCTAGCATCAGCTGGCTTTACCCATCGGATCTCGACGCTGTGCGGGATTGCATCGCCATCCGGACCGGAAAGCTCGACGGACTGGGAAGGCCTGCCCCAGCCACGGTCGAGCAGATCGCTTGCTGCGGCCTTGCGGGCGGCATGTGGCGCAGCTTCATCGATCATGATCTTGGCGAGTGTCTCGACCGCGGTCAGGGTGTACTCCCGCGCCAGATCACGCAAGGAGCGCCCGTCAGCCATGACAGCTTTAGGGCGCCCTGAGGGATTGCCGGACTGGCCTTTCTCAAAAGCCATTACGCGACCGCGACGATTGTTGATGCGTCGTTGGTAACAATGAGCCTAGCCATAACCTGCTACCCCTGCCCTTTGCCGCTACCGGGCGTTACCGCCTTCGCAGCAGCCCGGTATTCATCCCGCATCTGACGAAGCCGAGCAGGTCCGCTCGCCGTGAAATACCGCTGTGCCGCGCGCTTGCCGAACATCTGCTGGCATACGCTGTGGCCGTACTTGACGAAGGTGTCGGCGTACTCGACCGGGACCGGGCGGGGCTGCTTGGTGCTGTAGGCTTTCATGCCGCTTCTCCCTCGTTGATAACGCCAAAGCCGCTCTCGGCGGAGGCTTGGATCAGATCGTATGCGTATGACCGCCAGCGAGGCGTCGGCAGGCGGTTCCACATGCGCCAGAGTTCAGTCGCGAGCCGCTCGGCCTGCTCTTCTGAGTCCTCGTCCCAGAGTGCCCCCTGGGCCTTCTTGTGCTCAATGATGTGGTGCGACGCGACCTTGGTGGTCCACCGTTCCAATGAAGCCTGCTTGAGCATGGGAAGCCGAGCCTCGGGTTCGATACTCCCGAGTTTCTGGTGCACCTCGAAGGAGACGTTGTCTGCCCGGATGCCTTCCGGGTAGTTGGCAGCGGTCTTTGCCATCTCGCCCAGCTTGCGGACGTCGATCGAGAGCTGCTCAGCCATGAACGGGAATTTGTGCTGGAAATGGTCGCGGCCGAACTTCGCCCAGTCAGCAATTAACCAATGCGAGCGGCGCTGGTTTGATGCCAAGCTATGCCCCAGATGACACCACGCTTCGAACGTCGTGTCATCAGGCAGGTTCAGACCGATAGCGCTCTCGCTAACCGCGACAACTTCCGGTTCAATTACCACTAGCGCGTTCACTTTGCGTCCCCCCGTGTCGTCGTAGCTTCTTTCGTCGTCATCGGCGTCGGGTGTGCGCCGGCCGTTGTGCGGAGGTGGCCTGCGTCGTCCGCAGGCTCAAAGCGGCCATCCATAAATTCCGCCTCGCTACGAACCCAGAGTTTGCCGTCATCGCCTCGGTACACGACCATCGTCGCTCCATCGGCTAGTGCGATGCTATTAACCTGCAACTCCGCTCGCCCGACGACCTCGTACACCGTGCCGCGCTTGACGTGGCGGTACCGCTCTGGAGGCTCGACAGTCGATGTCTGCGCTTTCGAGCGAGCCAGAGCATTTGATAATTGCGGGCCAATCCAATCGAGAACGCCAATAGCAACCTGCGCCTCGTCAGGTTCAATGAACGCGCCGTTGACCATCGCGCCACCCGCTGCGATGATCCTTGTCCATCGGACACGGCTCTCTGCCGCACTATCGCTGATGCGCTTGATGGCGTCCTGAAGCTGCTCCGGTTCGATCGTCACTAGCGCGTTCATACTTCCCCCTGCATTGTCGTGGCCTGTTGCGTGGTCATCGGTGTTGGATATGCCCCGGGCTTGCGCCATCCGCGGTCGCACTGGACCCAGCCGTGAGAGCGGAGCCATGCGGTGCCTTCGTCCTTGGTCTTCATGCGGGCTCTCCCTTTGCTGGTCTCTCGAGAGTGGCGGGGATCATCGCGCAGCCTCAGAACGGCACATCGTCGTCGAGGTCGTCACCGAACCCCCCGGTTTGAGCACCACCCGAAGCGCGCTGATTTCCGCCGTTTTTGGCATCATTACCGGTGTTGCCGGCAGCGCCCCCGCTCGGGCCGTCGAGCATCGTCAGCACGCTGTTGAAGCCCTGCAGCACGATCTCGGTCGAATACTTGTCCTGGCCCTGCGCGTCCTGCCATTTGCGGGTCTGGAGCGCGCCCTCGATATAGACCTTCGA